TCTTGCACGCCTGTGCAGGGGGTGTCCCCGGTGGGGGTTGGCGGGTTTGTCACCATGGAATCAATGTTTTTGTGGTTTGTTGTTGGAATTTGATGTTTGGTTCGCTGCGATTGCCTTTGCTTCTGTTGCATGTTCTGCAGATGATTTGCCCGTTGTCGAGGGTGTTGAGTCCTCCCCTGCTGACGGGTGTGATGTGGTCGGCTTCGGGGCTGGTTGGTAGGTCGTGTGTGTCCCAGGTGATGGTGACTCCGCAGAGTGGGCATTCGGTTTGGCCTTGTTGTTGGGCTTGGGTGATGAGTCGTTGCCGCCAGCGTCGGTGGGCTTGGCTAGCTGTGCGATTGGTGCGTGCCATGATGTGTCTATTCCTCACCTAGCCCTGTACGGGTCTTATTTGCCTCTCTAACGGCCTGGAATCGTCTGGGGGTATGAATACCTTGCCCTTGCCCTGTTCATCGATCCTGGGGGCTGTTTTGTGCGTTTGAGGGGGTGTTCTGTTTGTGGTGGGGTGGTTGTTTTCTACCCGCACCCCCTGGCATGTTAAAAAGATCACATCGCCCCCCAGCGGTGTCAAAAGAAGAAGGACACGGTAAAAAGAAGAGGGGTGGATGGGTGTTCACGTTTCACGGCTTAGCGCCTAGCGTTAAAGGACACAGGCTAAGCAGGAACACCCTTAAGGTTTTAAAGTCTTCTACTTATAATATGCACTTTAAGTCTTACCTGGTGTTAAGGGTTTAAGCGTGACACGCTGTACGCCTTCAGCTGAACACGCTAAGCCTGAAAGGGACACAGGTGAAAGAGTGTGGGGAGTGTGCGATGGGAGCTTGCGACCAGAAGCACACGAGACACACGGCGAAAAGTCCATCAGCGTTGACGTTAAAGGTTCCTCTTCTCCCCCGATGAAGAAAAGAAGAGAAGAGAGAAAGAACCAAAGAGAGAAGAGAAGTAAAGAAGTTAACCCTTTAACTCTTCTAAAACTTTTATAACTTATAAGCTTTAATACTTATATTATATTATTATACCTATAAGCTTTAAGACTTATAGGTTATCATAGTAAAGTTTAAGACTGATGGTTAACTTTAAGTACTTAAGGTCTTTAATGTTTTATAGTTACTTTAAGTCTTAATAGTTATTTTAAGTTTTTAAGTCTTAAACACTGATGTAAAGTTTATATCCTTAAGTGTTAAGCTTTTAAAGTTTTATAGTTACTTTAAGTATTTAAGGCTTTAAGACTGATGCCGAGCCCTTGAGGGGGCTCGGTGCTAAGCTATCAGCACCTTAGCGCTAAGCCCTTAGGTCTTTAAGTGTTTGGTAGACTGATGGTAAGCGAGGTTGGAAAGTGCGTTAGCACTTTCCGGCCTTGCGTCCAGCTGGCTACCTGTCCAGCCTATCATACCCCACCTGGGATGAGTCAAACTGGTGGTTTTGGCTCTATAGGCGGGTTTGAGGGCTGTAAACGGGTGTTTTTGGTAGTAAAGGTCCAAAAATTAAACCTAAACTTTTCCTTAAATTTTCTTAGAGTCTTGTAACCTTTGAGGGTGGTTAAGGCTGAAACCCCTAGTCAGAACGGGGTTCACTCCCGGACAGCTGTCACACTTCACTCTTGTGTCCTTTCCGAATACGCTAGGCTCATCAGTGCTGATGGGTGTTCCCTCAGGCTTTCGAGTACTCGTCGCTGAGGCTCCTCGTACTCGAAAGCCTTCCCTGATGGCGTGTACTCCTTTCATGGCTGTGCCTGTTCGGGCTGATGCCGAGCCCTTGAGGGGGCTCGGTGCTAACTGCTAAGACCATCGGTGCTAAGCGCTAAGACCTTAAGGCTTTAAAGCTGATACTCCCCCTCTTTCTTTTACCGTGTCCTTCTTCCCCCACAGTAACCAACACTGTCCACATAGTTGAGGCTTAGCTAACCATGATAGGTGCTGATGATCTGCGTCTGGATGGCTGATCGTGTATCGGGCTCCTGTAGGCGTCTAGAATCGATCAGAATGTGCTGGGGGTATAAATACCTAGCCCCCACCCTGTAAGGCGCTCCTAGGCGCCGTGTGAAGGCTTTAAACAGTATTTCTGGGCTACACCCTCCACGTCAGATCGACTGGGTGGCCTTGAGGGTGCACACCAAGCCGGGAGGATGTGATACATCTCACACACCTAGATGATAGATCTTATGTCTCAGCTCGGCACCTTGACTCGCTAGATCATCTGCCACACCCACTATCACTCAGACACACCCCTCAGACGCCCTGTATGGGGCCTAGAATCGATCAGCAGGGCCAACCCTTCATAATCCTACCCCTAGAAGATTTGAGGCGCTGAGAGAGGCCATCAAGGCTTAAGTGACATCTGTCACACCCAACACACCCATATGAAACGCTCACTGAGTTTGAGCGACACCTTGACTGTGGGGTCGCAGCCCGCACACTCTAGAAACCACAACAACCCCTACAACCACCGAAAGGAGCACACTCATGGATGGCACACTCATCACCCCATCCTTCACATCCCTCTACAGGCAGACAGACATCGACCCGCTCAGCCTCCACAGCCTCACCGGAAACCATTCAGACGACATCGATCTGGATATGGTGCGCCGCATGTACCACGCTAAAGTACAAGAAGCCATACGACTCATCCGGCCCCCGTGGACTGTCACCCTCGACGGCGCCGTATACGGCGACTACGCCTGGCAGCCACTCACTGAGAACGAGGCCGAGGAACTCCACGATCTCATCGACATGATCGATGTAGACGCCATCCTTGTCGCATCCACCCGATAAACCCTCAACACACCATCATCAGAAAAGGAATCATGATGCAGAAGATCGCCAACCACTTCACCCAGCTCTACACCCCCGCCAGCTACGACTGCCCCACACCCTTCGACCTGACACGCCTCGAAAACCTCCCCTGCGACCACATGGATTTTGAGGGCCTCGCCGAAGCCTACCGGCAGAGCGTGGAAGCCGAACTCCACAAGCTACGCCCCAACACGTTCATCGCATCCGATGGCACCGTGTTCAGCCATGACGAGTGGAAGCCGCTCACCAGTGGGGAAGCCACGCAACTCTACTGGAATGTGACCCGCATCAATGTTGGCCACCTGCTCACCCTGTGTGCCCGATAAAACCCCAGCCACACACAATGAGCCTAGAATCGCCTAGAAACACCTGACCTATATAGTTGTACCCCCAAGACCCGCAAGGCGCTAAAATGGCACTACAGGAAGTCTTATAATGGAAAATAGGAGCAATCATGGAATGGACATGCCACAAGTGCGATAGCACAATCACCGGATATCGACCAGAGCACTGTACCATCTGCCATGAAACATTCACGAGTACCACCTCAGGCGACATGCACCGGACAGGCGACCACGGGGTCAAGACAGGCCCCAATCGCCGCAGGTGCCTCACTATCGACGAGATGGACGCCAAGGGCATGCAGCGCAACAAACTCGGATACTGGACCAGCGGTGGCACATCCTATTGGGCGAAAGAAGCCATCACCCCTAGCCACACAAGAAACGCTCACACAAACTGAGCGCAGCCTTGACAGTGGGCCCAGCCGCTGAAAGTATTAACCATGTCAGCAACGAACAACACCCCGGAAAGGGGAACATAAAATCATGAACAAGAAAACAGGCTACACCATCGCAGGCGCCACAGTCGCCATTATTGCCGCAGCATCCTTCATGCCAGCCCCAGACGACAATCCGCCACTCGCCTCACAACCCGCACCACAGGTAACCACAGCCAACACCGAATGGACACCCAAAACCGTCCAGCAGCGCAAGGCTGAGAAGAAGGCCCGCCAGGCCGCAGCAGTCCGCTCCCTACAAGCCGAGCAGGCCAAAGCCCACCGGCAAGCCCAAGCAAGGGGTGAAGAAACCAGCAAGGGTCTCACCATGATCACCGCCGCACACGCCTGCAATCAGAAAGCCACCCAGACAGCCGCAGAAAACGGTGTCAAATGGAACGGCAACCCCGACATCGACCTCTTCCTACACAAAGTCATCGGCGCCCACAAAGACACCTTTACTATCGCCTACGGTGCCACCGCCAAACAGGCCGGAGCATCCAAGACGCATGTGAAAGTCTTCTGCCAAGTCTCCGGCACCGAAGACAAACCACAGGTAGAGGATATGTCCATCAACCCTTCACGCTGACCAGAAAGACAGCACACCTATTATGCCTCTCATGTCACACTATATCGCCAAAGTCGGCCTCACCGACATGTGCCACATCATCCACGGTGCAGCAGTAAGCCTACGCACCGCCACCGATATCGCCGCCCGCATCGACACCCTCAACCCAGACATTGATCTCGACCACCAAATCAACCAACTGTTATCTATCGAAACCGACCTGTACAACATTTATAAAACCATCAACACCATTCTTCAGGAGCAAGCATGAACACACCCAACAACAACATTGAGCTACACAGTTACGAAACGTTCTTCACCAGTCTAGCCTGGATCCAAGGCGGCATCATCACATGGATGTACGCAACCGGCACCCCACACAAGGCAGCCCTCGCCACCATCGCCGCATGCGCCCTCGCCACCCTCCTAGGTGCATCAACACTCACCAATAATCCCCGAGACACTAAATGATCACAACACCCATACTGATCGCTGAAACCCTCGCCATCATTATTCTCGCCGTAGCACTCGCCCACGACAATAACCAGTAACCCACGCTTAAGGAGCACACACACCATGGATGAGCCCACCAGCATGTACACCGACCCCAACAGCGGTGCCCGAAAAGAATTGAAACTCTGCAGGCTCTCCCTCATCGACCCCGCAGCCTTGCACGCCCTAGGCTCCGTGGCAGGCTACGGTGCCACCAAGTACGGCGACAACAACTGGACCGGAGGATACCCGTGGAGCCACAGTGTCGACGCCCTCTACCGGCACCTGTTATCATGGCAGCAAGGCAACAACCTCGACAACGAATCACATTTGCCGCATCTGGCACACGCTGCCTGGCACTGCCTCGCACTCCTCGCCTACCAGCAACACCACGCCGGCAAAGACACCCGCAACCCATGGAACACCCACAAAGGCGACAAGTAATGCCCCTAGCACAATACCCGAAAACCATCAACCATCCAGGCCACATCTCCTACAGTTCACTCACACAGTGGGCCGAATGCGGCGAAAAATGGCGCCTAGCACACGGCTACCACGCCCAACACCACACCTGGTACGCCACCATCGCCGGAAGCGCCATACACCACATCACCGAACAATACGACCTACACCTGTACAACCCCGCCGAATACCCTGCACTGCCAGACAAACTCTCATCCTTCACAAACATTTTCGACACCCAAATCGCCCTCGCCGAATCCGAAGGCACAAACATAAAGCCCTCCGGCAGAATATGCAAAAACATGTGCGAGTCAGGCGGGCCACACAAGAAAGACTACAATTGGTGGATGATGTACGGCCCCACCTTTGTGGACCGCTGGAAAACATGGAGGCGCAACCACCCAGAATACGCCACCGCTGTTATTGACGGCCAGCCAGGCATCGAATACCCGGTAGAAACCACCCTCGACGATGACACAAAAATAGTCGGATATATTGACCGGGTATTCACCGACACCGACACCGGCGAAACCTTCATTTTGGACCTCAAAACCGGACGCCTACCCGCAGACAGTATGCAGCTGCACACATACCGGTACATGCTCGCCCAACACGGCATCCATGTGACGAAAGGCATGTTTTGGACACCCGCCACCACCAAGGGAGACGAGCAATCAGTCGAGCAGGGCACAGCAACCGAACTCATTGATCTTGACAACAACACCTACCGGCATGTATCATCCATGTACAGTCAAGCAATGAAAGGAATCAGCCAAGGCATCTTCGTACCCCACGTCACCACACTCTGCAAAGGATGCCCCGTCAAGGACGCCTGCTGGGCCGTCAACGGGAAAGACGCCTACAGATACCCGATAGAAACCACCGTACAGCCACCAGAAGCCGAAAACAACGAAAAGGAAAACACGTGACCGACGAGCACACCACAGACAGCGGAAAACTAACTATCACACTCAAATACGGTGGCGACTATGCCGCCCCATGGACAGTCATCCGCGGAGACACCGCAGAAGACATCAAACAATCCATTATTGATCTGCTAGGAGGATTGAAAGACGAAACCGTATCCAAAGACTGGGATCTCGCAACCCTCATCGCTAGCGCAGCAATCCTGCTTCAAGACCGATACGATAAAGCCGCCAAAGACTACGTCAACAAAATCGCATCACAGGAAAACGACATCATCATCGACCGGATAAACAAAGCCACCAGCAAGACACAGCTAGCAGACCTACTCAAACAGTACAAGAAGACCATCACCAGTAACAGTGACGTTTCCGAGGCTTTCCGCAGCAAACGAAACAGCCTCACCCGATAAACCAATATAAGACAACAAAAACAGACACAACAGTAAAGGATAACACAATCATGGCACTCGCCAACTACCACAACAACAGCAACAGCACCTTCTTCAACCCCTCCCGAAACCAGGACGCCACCGCCATCGCCTTCAAAATCCGCGACGTAGAACACAACACCGAAGGCTACGGTGGACAGGTCGCAGACCGCATCTACGCTGATGTCACAATCTTCCACACCCTCCAGGATCTCAACAACGGCACCCCAGAAACCATCCCCAACGCCATCATCGAAAAAGCACGCGGCAACAACGACCGCCCACACTCCATGATCCGCGACCTAGAAGCATATCTCGGCGAAGAACAAGCCTTCAAACTTGCCACCGTGCGCACCAAAAACGGGTTCAACGCGGTCGTCCTCAAACCCCTCGACGACGCCATCTACGATAAGGTTGCCGAATATGTAGACAAACGCGACAACGGCCAGCTAGACGACACCACAGCCCCCGCCGATGCTGACATCGACATCGACTCCATCTGACCACCAAAACACACCCAACCAACAGATAGATTAAGGTCCCGATGCTCTCTCTCCAAAGATCCTTCGAGAGGGCCTCCCAAACAGCCGCCGAACTGCCCCGCATACCCCAACTAGCACCCTTGTATGACAACCTGGACATGCACATCCACAAAGGGGATTTGGTCATGATCGCGGGGCGGTCCGGCAGCCAAAAATCAGGGCTAGCCATGTTCATCACCGCGATGCTCAACCAGCCAGCCCTCTACATATCAGGGGACATGACACCCTGGGAGGCCTCCACACGAATCATCTCACTCAACACCCAACACACCACCCAACAGATACAACACAACATCGACAACTACGGGCCAGAATACTATCGAGACAGCATCCACCACGGCGGACACATCACCTTCTCATTCCAGTCACCCATCACATGGACAGACATCACCATGGAACTGCAAGCCTACATGGAAATGTGGAACACCTTCCCACCCATTATTGTTATAGACAACCTGATGGACATCCAAGACTGCGAATCCGACTATCAGGCACAGCAAGAAGCCATGCAATGGATCACAGCCTTAGGTAGAGATACTGGCTCCACCATCATCGTCACCCACCACGCAACCGACAAAACCGGCACCGACATCGAACACCCCCCAGCTAGGCGGGAAATCAAAAACGGCCTCTCCGAAAAACCACAACTCATATTGGGAGTCTCCCTGTATGGTGGCGAAGACAACGGCAACGGCCTCACCATCCCCGCCGAGGCACGCATCGCCGTCCTGAAACAGAGAACCGGCAAATCCAGCCCAGACGGAACAAAATACGAACGACTACGAGCCTACCCCGAATACACATTCTTCGGGCCCCTAGTAGAAAAACAGCCCTGGAACATGACACAAGAACATAAAGGACTATCATGTCAACACAACAGGCACGCAACCGCCGAGCCGGCGCCGAATGGGAAACAAGACTCCTCCACCAGCTACGCGACACCGGCTATGATATAGAACGCCTCCACCTCAACGGTAAAGAAGACGAAGGCGACCTCATCCTCACAACCGGCAACAAAACCTATGTGATCGAAGCCAAAGCAGGACAGGCACACCTAGCCGAATTCGTGAAACAAGCCAGCCGGGAGGCACGCAACTACGAAACACACCGAAACCGCGAAAACCAATCCACCATCGGACTCGTCATCATGAAACAGCGCAACAAACCCTGGAGCGAAGCCTATGTGGTATCAACCCTCAACGAGCTCCTCCCACACCTCTGACACCTGCCGCCTCCTAGACGCCCACCAGATACGCTACAACCCGTCACGGAACGAGCAACACATCCTCTGCCCGTTCCACGACGACCACCAGCCCTCCATGAGCATCAACCTCGACAAGGGCGTCTGGTACTGCCACACATGCGGTATCGGAGGCGGACTCCACAAACTGAAACAACGATTAGAGGAAGAAAACCCGAATGTACGACAGCATACGCCCCTACAACATTGCGGAACGCCGCCGAATCCAGAAAGCCTCAGCCCGCTACGAAACCCACCTCGAAAACATACTCGACCTGCTCTCGGCAAGAGGCATCAGCGAAGAAACAGCCCGCTACCACCACCTTGGATACATCGACAATGACCCCATCCAAGGCCACGAAAACTACAACCAGTGCATCACCATCCCATACATGTACCCCGTCTGGGAAGGGCCAGCCGAAATACGAAAAATGCGTTTCCGCTGCTCACTCCAACATGATTGCAAAACCCACAACCACCCCAAATATCTAACCCCGGCAGGAGACACAGGCTCCATCTACAACATGGCCGCCATGGCCAACCCGGCAGCCGAAATGCACATTTGCGAAGGCGAATTCGACTCCATGATCCTCGAACAATGCGGATGGCCAGCCGTAGCCCTACCCGGCGCAACCTCGTGGCAAACTTTTTGGACCAAATTTTTTGAAGGCTACGACCACATCTACATCTGGTCAGACCCAGACAAGGCGGGCCACCAGATGGCCCAAACACTCCAGGCCGCACTCCCCCAAGCCACCCATGTGCCCCTCACCCTGGGGGATGTCACAGACACCTACCTTCAGGCCGGCAAAACAGGGTTGACACAAGCACTAGACACAGTGCTACAATAAAACCACACAAGCAACCTAAACCAAGAAAGGTACACCAAAACATCATGGATCCCCTCGACACGTGCCCCATCCCCAACCGGCGCAACACCAGCCAATCAGCCAGGAGACGCATCCGCCTCGCCATCTGTGCAGAAAAATGGGCTGATGGTGAAGACCCCACCTACATCATGCACACCTGGGGCACCACCTATGATGGGATGCGATCCATGATCCGCGCCAACCCTGACATTAAACTACCCGACGACATGGCCAAACATTTGCACAAAGTATGCCGGGAAGCCTACCCCAAAAACCAGCCCAACAGGCACCGAAGTGGATGGGACCAGTACGAGAAGGAATACTACACCCACGAAATACTCTTCCTGAACCAGTTCAACATTCCAGCAATGGAAATATTGGACCGGCTCGACGTGTCATGGACTATGTGGAAACAAATCATCACCGAAAACCATCTCACCCGGCTACAAGACGAAACCTACAATGCGTGCCACTGGTACTATCTGAAACAGCAACACCCCGACTGGTCTGACCAGCAAATCACACAAGCACGCCGCGCAAGCGAATCATCCTTTAATGATTTCATGCAAGACGACAGGCCCGTACTGTGAGCATCGCATTCAAACCCACCACCAAAGACAAACGCGCCATACGCAACATCATTGTCGACGCGTGGCTCGACGAAAACCAAGTACGAGACATGCCCGATAGTGTACTACAACACATTATTGAATACTGCTGGGACGCCTTCACAGCCAGCAACCGCTACGCCGTGGCGGCACAATACTGGCGAGGCCAAAACCCTCCCGACAGTGAACACCAGCGCATCCTCGTCGGCTACTACAAAACCATCAAACAAGCCACGAACGCAGCAAAACAATTCCACTGGAACACCCGGCTACAACAACAATGGAAAACATGGATACTACCCGTACATAATGGCACCGTGTCCGAGCATTTCACCAACCAGAAAACACTCTTCGACACACAAACCAGCAACCAGGGTGACGGCGCACTGCCAGAGCATCTACAAAACGTCATGTGCGGCAAAACACTCAACCACACAGACAGAACCGTATCGTGGTGCACACGCAAACCAGGCCACGACGGCGACTGCCGCACAGGATGGCAGCCCACCACACAACCGATAGGACACCATGGCAACCAAAACTGAAACACTCATCCAACGCTACGGCAACAAGGCTGCCGACGTGCTCGCCGACAAAACCATCCCCGCCTCATGGCTAGCAAAACAGCTCACCCAGGCAGGATACCCCATCTCCGCCACCGTTATAAAAGACTACCGCCGCAAACAAGCCAACACCACCCCGCAAGAAGAGGATACCCAGTGATAGACAACATAGACCGGCTACTCACCCAGCTAGCCAACCACGATAGCGAAGCAGACACCATCTGCGATGATCTCGCAAACGGCACCGTACGCCGCACACGCATCTCCGAATGGACACTCCCCAACGGAGAAACAGGCAGATCCGTACAAAAAATCATCGACCACCAACCCGCAACAAACCCCTACCCTGTAGACGAACTCGTCGATAAACTAGCCGAATGGACACCCCCAAAACCCGAACAGGACACCCGCACCGACTACAGCACTGCGGCCTTCGTCATCGGGGCAGGCGACTTCCAAATCGGCAAAGGCATCCCCGGCGGGGAAACATCACACTTCGCCGACGACTACCTGCGCTCCCTCACATCAGCTAAACACTACTGGCAGCAGGCAGGCAAACCCGAACGAGTCCACATCGCATTCCTCGGCGACATGATCGAAGGATACGTGTCACAAGGAGGCAACAACGCCTGGCGCACACAAACCCCCTTGACGGAACAAATCAGGCTCACCCGCATGGCCATGATGCAACTCATCCACATGTTCGACCACTGCAAAAACGTGACCATCACATCCATCCCCGGCAACCACGGAGAAGCCGTACGCTTCGGCAAAGGAGTCACCACCTACGACGACTCCTTCGACGTAGACTGCTGCCGCGCCATCGCAGAAGCCTACCAGCTCACCAACCAATACCCCAACCTACACTTTTATTTCCCCAGCCGAGACGAAATGACCACCACCGTCGAAGTAGCCGGCACACGGATACTACACGCCCACGGCCACCAATGGCGCACCGGCAAACACTATGATTGGTGGCGCGGACAAGAATTCCACAACGGCACCACATCCCACATCCTCATGGCCGGACACAGGCACCACCTAGAAATCTCCGAACAAGGACAACGCACCTTCATCCAATGCCCATCCATGGAAGGCGAATCCACATGGTACCGGCACAAGACGGGCACCACCGGAAACCCCGGACTCGTGTGCTACACTATCAACAACAAAACACCAAACAACTACCAGATAGCCAGATGAAAGAGATGCCATGAGCCGACGACCAACAAAAGCCGACCTAGCCACCACCGCATCGTGGGTGTGGGCCACAGACCATCATCTACGCACACTCAACCGGGCATGCACTAAAACAGCCGCACACTACCCCGCAATCAATGCAGACGACCTGTACCAAGACTCCCTGCTATATATTGCGGTGCGGGAACAATACCACAACCTAGACAACAAACACTACACCAAAATGTGCTACAGGGTAGCCAAACGGCTAGCCAACAAAACCACACAACATTTAGACCAGCCGAAACCCTTACCCGACATCATTCATCTAGCCGACAACCAAACCAGCAACTAACACAAAGGGAGAACACACCTCATGGTTAAAACCACCATCGACGACGGAACCCAAACCACCGTGCTCCAAACCGTAGGCACCACCACCACAGCCATCATCACCGACACCGAAAACCCCGAAACCATCACCGCCAAATACACTATTAGTAAAGACGGCACAGCCACCTACAGCATCAGCGGAAACACCTATTTGGGAGACCACCAACACATTATCAAACTCATGTACGACTACTGCCACTGCGTCGGACGATTCGACACAATCCGCACCAGCAACCCAGACAACCTGTTCAGGGGATGACCAGTGAACCGAACCTACACCACCGCAGACATCATCCAAGCCGCCCAATGGATCTGGAACGGAGGCCCATGGAAACCCAGTGTGGAGCCAGGAATGCCACCCCCACCAACCGCGCCACAACACCACGGCAACAACATTGCCACCATGATCGATCTACAGCTAGCCATCGACGACTACACCCTCGCCTGCCAGCCATCCAAACAGCGAAAACATTTGGCACGGTTGGCAGCATTCAGGGAAGTATACGGGTATGACCAAACCTACGCCACAGCCGCCCAACGACTCGGAGTGACAAGGCAGACTGTGAAACAGTGGGCAGACCAAACACTGATGACGTTAACCGAGTACGCAAACAGCACATACTACAGGCCAGACGATAACGAAGGAATGGCATAACACGATGAACAACACACACAATATCACCTACACCACCCTCAACACAGCGATACACCGTATCGTCCAACAACAGCCCACCAACATGCAGCAATTGGAAAACATTGTTGACGGTGTCGAAAACCAGTACGGTGTACCCATCTCCCTCGACAACGTGAACCTTACCGTCAACAATGTCAGCCTCGACGATCTCGCTATAGACCAGGACACGCTAGACGAGTGCAGCGAAATCCTGTGGCTATGCGACAGTGCAGGACACCCCACAAGCAACAGCGAGGACCAGACACCCTATGCAAGCCAGGAAGCACTAGACTGGCTCGCTGGAATCGCATACCAGGCAAAACTATTGCAGGCGGCAGCCGACGAGATCATGTGGTCTATCATCCGCCACCGCGACAACAACAAAAATGTTATCGGCCGGAACGTTCTCGACCAGGCCAGCGAAACTATCTCTACCTGCCTCCACCTGTACCAGATGCTCGAAGACACCATCGACAGCAACGAATCATAGCCACACCGCAATATACAAAAATAGTGCCCCAGCGGCAACCACCACACAATCGTGGCAGCACCGCTGGGGCACACATCTATATTCACTTATGCAACAGTCGACTCTACCGTGCCAACCTCCGACTCGGCAGCATGTTTCGGCACATAGCCTACACCAAGATCCACATCATCTGCAGGCTCGATCATGCCAGGATCCGACACATCCACCATGTGAGGCTCCACTATTCCGGGATCATCCGGCGGAACCAAACCCGCATCCACAGGCGTGGTTTTCGGCTTACCAGCCACAAACGACGGGCTACCAAACGAGGTAGCCACCGACAGGACCGCAGCAACCGTAGCCGTAATCAACGCAGACTCCCACGGCAAACCACGAAACGACTCCGCCGTATACGTGACACCCGCCGTCACCCCCAACACAGCAACAAACGTTTGCACAAAAGTCTTAGCCGCCCGCTCTAGCAAACCTAACCAAAACTGTTTACCCACAACAAACCACCATCACTTTTTCAAATCGTTGACAGCAGACTCGAGCCTGTCAAGACGGCTACGACACTCCAACACGTAATACCAGACACTCCACAGGGCATCCTTAGTGCGCCACAGCTTCCCCGTCACAGGATTCTTCACCCACGACAAGGCATCAACACGTTTACCCAAATCACCATTCTGAACCTGAACCACACCAACATCATGGTGCAGCTTATTCACCGAACCAGTAAGCTGAGCAGACAATTGTTTAATCTGATCATGCAAGGCTTTCACATCAGCCACAGTTAACTCCCCACTATCTCCACTGCCGCCGTTGACGACGGCCATAAATTTGTCCCACGGAAACCACGGCCCAGGATCGTCATGATCCGACTGATGCCACGCATCCGTAACATCCACATGGCCACACACACCCCGCCTGCCAGCCTTCAAATCGGCAGCCGACAGTTTCCTTTTCGGAACATTATATTTGTCACACAAACGTCTACACAGCACCGCCGCCCTCTCAACGGCAGGCCACACCTGCGGATCAAGCCACTGCTCCCGAGTGTAAGCATGCCCCGGCACACGGAACGAGGCATGCGAACCCCCATCCGCGCAAATCTCGATACCCAAAGAATGCGGATTCGGCGGGGCATGCCAACCAATCGTAGACTCCGACAAGCATTGCACCGTCTCCCCAATATCACACACATAATGCGCCGAACCACCAGACGATGGGGAAGCGAAATAGTTTGCTGTAGACACCGCCCGCCCCTTACGTGAGGCGGACGGAAACCCCACATCCGGGCATGTTGCATGAATCACAACCCTGTTCACCGGATTATTAGAGCCGGCAGAGTGATGCGCTGCAGGAATGTATCTCACCACACACCACCACCAAAAACCACAATCAACACTAGTAACACCCTTCCCTCTTCTTCTATTTACGGGATGACACGGTAACCACAGGTGATGGTTTCACACCCTGGCAGGCCACCGAAACAGTACACAGACACAACCGAACGCCCATCACGGCCGTCGGCACCATCCTTACCGTCCTTGCCATTCGTGCCATTCGCACCGGCGGGGCCGCGCTCACCCCGTTCACCCTGTGCACCTTGCGGGCCGGCAGGACCTGAGGGGCCCACATCACCGCGCTCACCGGCCGAACCATCCCGACCATCAGCGCCATCATTGCCGTTCACACCGTCCACACCATCACGGCCATCCGAACCGTTAGCGCCAGGCAACCCGTCAGGACCTTTCACACCATTCAAACCCGGGGACCCCTGCGGACCCACAGGGCCAACCAGCCCAGCCGAACCATTAACACCATCCCGGCCGTCCACACCTGCCGGGCCTTGCGGGCCGCGCTCACCGGCAGGACCCGGCACACCCTGCACACTACGCTCAACACGCTGAGCATCCACACACAAACCAGACTGGTGAAGCCGCACAGACTCCCGTCCACCCTGAGCACACACCTGCCGCACACTGCTGGCTAAACCCTTGGCGGCTGTACCATTCGACTGGGCCCTCGCCTGCTCCGAATCCCGCTCAGAGGATACAGCCCCGAAACGCAAAGCACCCGCAGCAACCACAGCCAATAACACAAGCGACAAAAACAGCAACACCAGTGAAGCCTTCTCAAAATTGCGGCGCTGCCGCTTCTCCTCCTCCAACTCCCTCAACCCTACTCACCTCCACCATCAACAGTATCTTTCAAAAACTCGGGCAAATCAGGGAGATGCATAGGCTCCACCTCGTCAGGAAGCCCGGCGTTAAACCTTCGCACCTCGCGCCGCACACCCCACGTATACTCTTCCATCGCATCCACCTGCGCCGACAGGCGGCGCAAACGCCTCCTAGATTTAGACGTGACAGCCTGAACAGAACCCAAAACCGTGGCCAACGCGGTACAAATAGAGGCCACCAGTGCAGGAGTAAACCACGACACCACAGCCCCCCAACATCACACCATCCGCCACAACACCTGTACAGTCACACGCCGACAGCAATCCAATTAGCCACCGCAGGCACACCATTCGGCTTCGAACCATCATTCGTAATAAACGCCAAACTAAAATTTTGGGCAGTCACATTGTAGGCTTTCACATCAATCTGGGTCGTGCCCCCAGCCGCCGTAGCCATAGACGCCACCACAACAGGCGGACTAGCAAACTGGCGATCAAACGGAATCGTGTAAGCATACACAGCAGACCCGCCAAACATGATCGACTTAGTGCCCGTCTCAATCCGCGGAGACAACAGCATCCACTCGTTAGCATGATTAGCCAACACAGCCCCAGAAGGCACCATCACCCGGTCACCCTCCACAGGGGTAGGATCACATGCAGTAGACTCCCCAAACGCCACACGGGCCGCTATAGCCCTCCTGTCAAGCTGCTGCTGCAACCCGTTAGACGACACCACCAAAGTAGCCAACAACTGCTGATGGTACACGCCAGGCTCCGCACGCAACACGTCACGGGCACGCTCCGCACGCCCCCCAGGAACAATCTCCAACTTGGCCGTATTCTCCTGCCAATCCCGCGACAGGACAACATAGTCGTAGCGGGTCTCACCCGGGCCCGGAAGCTGACCTGTCACCGTCTCAACAGCATTCGACGTGCACATCACCCCGTGAGCCCAAGCCTGCCCCGGCAGGACCTCACACAACACCGTGGAACCCTGAATCGTAGTGCCGACACGAAAATCATCCGGCCCTTTCACGGACGGCATATTACCCATCAGACCAGACATTTGAGCCCAATCATACTCGGTCAACACACCATCAAACCCTTTACACACAATACCCACAACAAACCCCTAACAATTAGAATTTTTGCAAATCCCGCACACCCGCAGCCAAACCAGCCACACGGCGAGCCAACAGCGCCGACGGATTATCCTCATAATCCCCAGCAACCGGAGTCACCTTCGTCCACCCATCACCAGGCGAATCACACTCCACATCAATCTGGCGCACAATCTCCGCAATAGGCCCCGAGCCCACATCCACATAGATAAGATCACCCGGCATCAGGCGGCCAGGCCCAAACCGCAACACATCCGACTCAGCCAACTCGATCTTAAACCCCGACGTAGCCCCCGACTCGGACAACACCCGCTCAGCCTCATCAATAAGATGCACATTCTCGGAATCCGTGTTACGGGCATCCTTAAACACCTCGACACGATCAAACCAGTCATCCTCGGCCATCGAATCAACATCCTCGCAAAACAGCCGATCTTTGCCCTCGCCGCGGCCACCAACCACCACCGAAGTAGCCTTCGGGGCGTCACGCACATACTCCCACGACACAATCGAACCAGACTCGGCAGTCAACACATGCGTCCGGGTCACAGCAGGCACACAATCAAACAACAAACCACGCTGATCAAACTTCGCATTCTCAAACTGGTTCACCGTGACAGTCATCCGAGCCCACGACAACACCGGCAACAACTTATCGGCAAACACGTGAAACCGCACCTGAAAATCCTTAATATAGCGGCCACGACTCTCATCATCGTTCATAAACAAACCAGGCGGAAAACGCCAAGCATTATCCCCCAACACCTGCTTAGCAACCGACTCAGCCGCACCCGAATAGTGGGCATAATCCCTGTCCGCACGCCACTCCATACCAACCAAACCAGGACGATAATTCACAGGCCACATCAACATACGCCACAACAGCCGAATATCATCCTCACACGTTATAGTCACACGGGAAGAACGCCACGGACCCACACCATGCACTTTACGCACAGGCCCAGAAAAAATCTGGCCACCACCATAATCAACAACCAGCCGCGCACCCGGCTTCGTCAACCCGTCAAGCCTCGAATGATCCCCCGACACCACCAACTCCAAAGTCGACAAACCATTCCACTTCAACGACAACTTCAACGACTCAAAAAAATTGATAGGCGCCACACGGCGATAATCAGGTGTAAACAATGTTACATGCGGAACAAGACCAGCCATCAACTATTCACCAAGCCCTCAAAAACCTGTACTGCACCGACACAACAATAGCACCCAAACCAACCATCTCAATATTCACACTCTTAGAACCGCCAGGCGGGATAGGCGCAAACTCCCACTCTGTCAAACGATCCATCACATCCTCAAACCCGTTCAACAACGCAGACTGCTGGCGAGGATCCGTATCAATAGTGATCCAATCAAACTCCTCGACCGGATAGTCCGAAGACACACGCAAACCATCAATCTGCACAGACCACGACTCCAAAGGACCCTCAACACGAATCACAGGCCACGCAGGCACATCACCCTTATTAGACAGGTTATCCCAGCCCGAGCCCACACCCGGTGTTAACACCACAGGAAACGCGGTACCCTTCTTGCCGACAGGGCCGCCACCCAACCAATCCTGCAACTTCGCGTTACTAAAACGAAACTTTTGCTCATCCCCATACCAAAACGGATCATAAGCTGTCAAATGCAACAGATAGCGCGCATAGCCACGGTTCACCGGATCAACCGTAAACGTGTCATCAGCCGAATCAAACCGGCACTTCAACACACGCTCACGACCGGCAGGAGTCTTCACAGACAACTCCCCCACCTCGCCCGGAGGAAACGCAGACCACAACGCGTCATACGCCTTCAAAAAACCGTCACGAAACCCGCCCACCGGATCCGGGTCAACACCCGACACCAACACCGGCAAAGTCACCTCGCGAGGCTTCACATTAAACCCGCGCCACTCCGAACCATGCACACCAACATGCGTTTGAGAAAACTGCTCCACCTCAGGCATACCCAGGCCGCGCAACGAATCATTCAACAACATGACCGGAGACGACCCCGTATAATCCGTCAAATGAAGCACACGCTCCGGAGCATTACCCACCAACGGAAACATAGTCCAATCCACAGTCAAACCGGCACGATCAGACGGGTCAGGAATAAACATGCACAACACCCCCTCGATCACACGTAAGCCAACGCATTCAAAGCGTCACGCTGCTGACGCTCAATCCGCTTCGCAAACTCGGCAGGATCCCCATACGTGGGTCCGTTCACATTCACCACAACACTCTTCTCGTTCGCACGCCGATACCGGTCGTACGGGGTAAACGAGCCCACAGACGATCGCACACCAAACCGGGCATCCACAGCATCCGGAAGACGGCCAGCCACACCAGACATCGCATCCAACGCCAAACCAGCATTCCCGGTGATCCCCTCAGCCAAACCGGCAACAACCTGACGGCCAACCTCGTCACGAAACACCCGAGACGGGGAATGAATACCCAGCGCAGACTTCGCCGCGTTCGCAATCTGGGAACCCATGTTACGCACCGTATCCAACAGGCCACTCAAAGCATTCCGGATACCGTTACCCAAACCAGACACCACATCACGGCCAGCCGACACCAACAGGGACCCCATACTACCCAAGGCGCCCCTAATATTGCCAGGCAAATTCCGGAAAAACCCCAGCACACCATGCACACCGTTAGACACCGCAGACCCCATAGCATGCATAGCAGAAGAAGCCGCACTCCGGGCACCATTAAACCCGCGCACAGCACCACTACGAACCCTAGACGCCATCGACCCGAAAAACCCGCCAACAGCAGACGCCACCGAAGACACAACACTCCGAATAGCATTCATCGCAGAAGAAACAGCACCACGGGCCGCGTTAAAACCAGACCTCACATGGGAGGCAACCGACAAACCAAGCCGCGTAAAAAACCCCACAACCGCGGCAACACCGGCAGAAATGATCGACTTGAAACCGTTAATAAACGCCGACGTAAACGATTTGATATGATTCCAGCCATTCTGGATGGCCGTGCCCATAGACCTCACGCCAGACACTGAATGATTCACAATCCACGTAATAGTACGAAGAATAGCGCCAATAACCTTAGCCTCAAAAACGATAACCGCAGCATAAATCTTGGCAATGAATCCAATCACCGAAACATAAATCGGCATAACAACCGGAATAATACGGGCCACCACCTGTAGCACGGCACCAACAACCTGCACCACCACACGCATAATCGACATGATCACCGGTATCAGCGACCGTATCAAACCAACAATCGGCGGCAAAACAGACATGACAGCACCCAAAATCTGCTGCACAACCGGCATCAAAACAGGTATCAACTGCATGACCACACCAATAACCTGCCGTATCACAGCAACAACAGCCTGAATAACCGGCATCAGCATAGGCAACAACATGGCAGCAACCTGGGTTACCATACCAATAATCTGGGTGATAACAGGAACCAGCCGGGCAATAAGCATACCAATAACAGGCACCAGCCGGGCAGCCAAACCAGCAACCATACCAATAATCTGGCCAAAAACGGGAGCCAACCTGGCAACCACGCCAGCAACAATCCCGAACAATGGCTGCAAGGCGACCATAATCTGCCCCAAAGCCCGGCCAACCACCCCCACAAGCTGCATAACAGCGGCACGGAACTGGGCGTTCGTAGCAAACATGGCAGCAAACAAGCCGATCACAATACCAACAGGGCCACCCAAGGCGCGAAACACGCCACCAAGCCCCCCGGCGGCACCCCTCAAAGCACCAAACGACGGCAACAGATTCTTCAACGACACCGCCAACGGGGCAAACCCCGCGACAAGCTTCCCAACACCCGCAGCAACAATACCGAACACTGCGGTGCCGCCAGCAAACATGGCACCCAAATTCACCTTAGGAACAGGCAAATGCAACCTTGCAAAAACGCCCTTCAACTGCTCCACCTTGGCGCGCATCTGTGCATTCATTCGAGTGATCATAGCCGGCATACGGTTAATCCACGCCAAAATAGACGGCATCATACGCTGAATACCAGCATCGACGGCAGCAAACATCGGCTTCACGGAATCCGTGACAGACTTGATAACCGGATTCAACGCAACAAAAATCTGCCGCAACCCGTTAAGAAACGGGGCCATAGCCGTAGCACCAAGATAACCCAGGGCGCCCTTAACATTCTTCATAGCGCCCTCAAACGTCTTACCAGACGCCTGCGCAGCACCACCCATGCCAAGCTTCATCGCAGCCGCAAACGTGTTAAAATCAATCTGCCCCTTTGACACCATCTGCGACACCTCAGCAGACGTTTTACCAGTCTGCCTGGCAAGCAAAGACAGGACAGGAACACCCGCCATAGTAAGCTGCAACATGTCATCGCCCTGCAACTTACCGCGAGCCATCACAGACGTAAAAATAGCGCCCGTATCCTGAAACGACTTACCCGAAATATAAGACACATCGGCGACAGTCTTCAACACATCCGTCATCTGCCCGCCAGACTTCACACCCGAAGCAGACAACGCCGCAGCCGTAGACGCCGCATCCCCCAACGCATACGACGTACCAGTAACAGCCTCAATAGCCGAATTCATAATCGAAGACGTGTCAGAAGACGTATGACCCAAACCAGTCAACTTAGCCTGAGCCTCATCAATAGCCATCGCCCTAGCAATACCGCCACCAATAGTCACATCATAAATCGACTTGAGGCCCTTCTTAGCAACATTGATGGCACCCATCATCGCCGCACCACCAAGAGCCAACTTCATTCCCTTAGCAAACAAACTACCCGAACGCTGACCCTCAGCAGGCATCACCCCAGAAAGCTGTTTACCAACATCCGCCTTCAAACCAGGCATCTTCGTATACAACGACACATATGCGGAAGCAATCTCACCAGACATACACTATTCACCCCATAATATTAATCTCGCGAGACACCCCGCCACCAGCACGAACACGCGCCAAAATATCGTCCACCTGCCCAGACGTAAACCGGGCCCTACGCTCATCCGTAGGCCTCGCCACAGGCTCCGGCTGCCCCTCACTATTAGCAGACCTGTAATGATCCAGCATGTCCAACACAGCCCACTCGCACCACTCAAACGGGCGCTTCCAACCATTCAGGTGGGCCGCCAACTGGCTAGACGTATCGGTACACAACACGCCAGCCAGCCGGACAGCCTCACCCCAACACATCTGCGGGCCACCAACACTATAAACAGAAACACCAAACTTGGTGCGGAAATCGTATTCGATGGCCCCACGATAATCATCAATCAGGCCGTGGAGCCAAACTATTCCCCCAGCGAGGCACCCTTACCGTCAGGCTTGTATTCCATCCACTGGCGGAAAATCTCGGCCACACGAACCATAGGAAGCCCCTCCAGGGCCTCCACCGCGTCAGCCGGGGCGGCAGCCTCCAACATAGAAAACATCACCTCAACCTGGGCGAAATCCGCAGACTCACCCGACTGGGCAATCTTAGCAGCACGACGGAAAACGCGGGCAGGAACAGCCTGAGCCGTCTCCTCCGCATCCGCCAACACCCAGCTACGGTCACCAATCTTCAACGTGTAACCCGTGTCACTCATCTATCAACAATCCCTCAAACTATGTGTATCAGTTATTAGACGGCGGATTCGGATCCGGCTCAGGCTTCGGAGGATTCGGGGCCGGAGGAGGAGTCGGAGGAGTATCAGCTTTTAAAGCCGTCATCCACCCCCGACCAGACACCGCATCACCCTTCTTATTAATCTGGGCAGGATACGCCTTCAACGTCACACCATACCCATACACCTCGCCATTCTTACCCTTAATCTCGTCACGATCGATCAACTCAACCTCAGGGAAATAGTAGCGAATAACCTGATCGCCATCAACAATATCCATCAACAGGGCATGAACACCCGTCGTGGCACCAGGAGAAATATCGAACGAACCCGAATCGGCTCCGGCAGTAACCTTCGACTGCCAAAACAGCTCGATAACCTCCTTCTTAGACTCGATCAGCTGGAAAGAAATCTCGATAGACGATTCCGTAGCCACAGTGCGAACAACATCCGCATTCTGCCAAGCCTTCAAATCATCCGTTTTACGCTCCGGTTTAATCTTAAACCCGTCATCAGACAGATACCCTAAAGCTGTAAGCCCGTCAGGAACCGTCTTCACACCATCAATAGTGTCACCGGCATGAGCTTTACCAATATAGACGTCACCCGTAACCGCGGAACGAACATTAGACGCTTTACGTGTTCCAGCCATCATAACCCCCAAAAACAATATCAAACAAAAAACAAACAACAATATCAAAACAAAACGTTTACTCGGATTCGACAGGCCTGCATATCAGCTCAAACAGCGAATACACATCAAAACGTGCACCATCAACCAGCAAATCAGGGCCAGTAGACCGTCGACAAAACACCACCGGGTCACCGTCCACACCGTCTACAAGGACAGCCTCAACCCGCCTGGCTAGCGACATGGCACGATCAGGCATATCAGAAAACACGTTCACCCGCAAAAACACCTGCTCGCGAACATGCAACTGTGGGCCGCCATCCAACGCCAACCAAATCAGGTCACCGCTGAAATCGTCAGGCACCGTCCCCACACAGGGTATATCGGACAGCCAGCCATCATCCTTGAGCACACGTTTAGCCCACACACGCGGATCACCGTAAACGATCACGACGCAGCCCCAATCGACCTCGCCAACGTGCCATGCTTCGCCTCAATACGCTTCCCACCCTTATAGGTGGTGCCAATCCTCGCCACAGCCTCCACACGGTGAACCTGCACCTCCGACGACAAACCACTACGGTATTGGGCCCTATCAAAAGCATTACCGCCAACATTCGCCGAAGCCGCACGCCTCACCCGCTCGCCACGCTCAGCCAACATCGACTGCACCCCAGAAGACTTCAACACCTCACGAATACCCGGCAAGTTCAGCTTCACATTCACATCCTGAGCCACAACCCATCAGCCCTTCTTACGCTTCACATTAACCTGCGTACCAGCATCCCAACCAGACATCGGATGATGCCACACGATAGGAGACCCGTCCGCCTCCCAAACCACACCCCGAATACGCCACCGGCAACGATAACCGGCACCCACAACAGGCTGCTTGAAAAGCATCGACCAATGCTCATAGTCAGAGTCACGGCCGGCAGCCTCATCCTCCTGCGAAACGGAAGCATAGATGGCCACGTTATGGTACACAGTCTCGACAGGCTTAGACCAGTCTTCCACCTTGTCGCCAAGATCATCGACACGAACAGTCGGTTGAAGCATCACAACCGTTTCACCGTAAGGAAAACCGGTCATATCATATCTCCCACAAAGGGCCAGCATAGCCGTTAATATCAGATCCGCACGAGCAACCCTCACCCCACACCGTGGAACACACCTCAGAATGATTCACACTACTCCTCATGGTCGGTGTAATAGTGAACGCTTTACCAGCCCCACCATCACCCTCACACAACTTCTTCAACGCGGCAATCTCAGAAGGCCACAACAAATTCGTGGGAGTATTCGACCGTGTAGTCTGAGCAAACGGGCCCGCAGACTCGTACTGCACCTGACCCGAAACCCCGGTATCATTCCAGCGCAACAGGGCCCTGCGCAGAATAGCCTTAGCGGCATCCTTGTATTTGAAATCCGGTTTAGCGATACAGGGGGCGACACTGACAGCCACAGCCTCCACATCGGCAATCATCGCCTCAAGCTTCTCTCTAGGAATATCGGCGAAAGGCTCAATATCCTCAGGCTTCAAAATGATACCCATCAACACCACCCCCTGCACATAGAAAACATCACCGCAACAAATGAATCAGTTCTCGGCCGGCGGATTAGGCTTCGGGGCAGCCTTCTCCTTCACAACAGCAAACGAATCAAGCGACTCAATCGCAACATACAGGACAGCCTCGGCACGAACCATAACCTCATTATGGCCCTTCAAGTCACGCCCAGTCTGATCCGGGTCACCATACTCGATAAGCTCGATCGGGAAGTTACGCTGGAAACCCCAATGAACACGAGAGAAATCACCAACAATAGCCTTAACGCCAGAGGCAGGCGACATCTCCGGGGCGCCAGAAACAGTCGAAGAAGCACCAACATTCAGCCCGCGCCAATTATCCAAACCGGCAAACCCGGCGGCAGGATACATAGGCTGACCGGCAAGCGGAGACCCCTTCGGATACACCTCAGTAGACAGCGCAAACGAGAACGCCGGATCCAAAGCAACCCCGTTAGGAACCTGCAAACCAGCACCAGCAATCAGGCCGACAGCCTTAACAAGATCAGCCGTAGCAGAATCCGTGGCATCAACAATATTCTTCGTCTTATTCAGCGAAGTATGCACAGCGGAAGCCGCTTTACCAGTGGCAGGATCAATACCATGGAAAGCAATCAGATCCACGGCGCGACCAATCGAAGCACCAAGAGCCGGGGAAATCAGATCCTGAAGCACACCCAGACGGTAATCAGCATCAGCCCACATAAACTCATCCGAGACACGCTGCTGAGTCACAACCTTGATAGGCTGCGCAGTAAACGCCGAAACATCAACAGACGCGGAAGGCTTAACCTCGCCCTCACCAACAATCTTGGCGCGAGGAACACCACTAAACACGGCACCCTTCACAGGCCCGAAAATAGTCGGCTGCTCCGGCGAAAGCTTCGCCAAAACACCAGAATCGATAGCACGGTCACGAACCGCACCAATCATAGAACCAGGAAGCTCAAGCTTCCCTGCAGAAAGAAAATCGTCAGCCATCACAAATCATCTCCTAGAATTATTGACAAGAGCATCCACAAACGCGACACCCTCACGTCGTTTAACATCATCAACGGGGGCACTCCCCGCAAGACGGCGCACACCCGCGCCACCACTACTATGGTCGATCAAACCCTTCAAAGCTTTCGCAGACTCGGCAAGCGACTCCTTATCGCCACCCGACAAGAAAGCGACAGCATCACCCGACAGGCCACACTCGGCAGCCACCTCGCGCTTCACACCCTCAAGAACAAACCCATTGATCCGGTCTTCGAGTTCCTCATTCTTGCGGCGAAGCTCATCAATCGTAGACCCCGCATCACCATCCGAGGCGCGAAGCTTCTCCAACTCGGCAAAATTACTTTTAGCACGAGACTCCCACTTACGGGCCTCAGCCTTCCAATCAGTCCCCGGCGATTTACCCTCGCCTTCATTCTTCAACTGATTGTCGGCTACCTCCTGCCCGCCATCGTCTTTTACTGTATCAACAATGCCGTTATCCTTTCCGGACTCCACAACATCATTGTCAACATTCTGTTCCTCAACACTCTGATCGGCCATAGCCTAACCCTACACTCCTTGCGGAAAACAACACAATATTGTTGACCCCCGTGCGGGAGACAACCCTGTGCACCAATAACCGGCGGCGCACAACCGGAAACCACATCAAATTATCTCATGTCGCCAACAGTACGCATAGCCTTCAAAATATTGCCAGGCGATTGCTGCAACCCATGATCATCAACCCACTCACAGGCCTTCTCATACGTCCTCTGATACTCGGCATCAGCCCTATTTGGTTCCCAAGGGCCAACAACCTCAACCACCGTACAACCACAATGATCATGATACTTCGAACCAAACGGACGCTTACCACCACGCTTATGACGCCGAGTATGTCCAGTAGTAAGTGCCCTCTCTTTTGTCGTATAATCCGACCTCGTAGCCAACATGGCACAAAAAGCACACGGATCACCATCCGTCACCCGACGCCACGACCTACCCTGCGCACCCGCAGACCACTCAACCGTGTCACGGCCAGCATTCATAACAGCCCGATCAAAACCCGCCGCCATCGCATCAATCGTGTCATTCGCCCTATCCGGGTCACTCTCAAGAATCTTCGTGGTCGAAATAGACCTAGCCAAAGCCGCCGCAGCATCAAACTCGTCATACACAATCAAACCCGGATCCACACCATTCAACCGGCGAAAATCCGACACAAACCTGGCAGCCAACGATGCCGAACCATCATGGCCGGCACGCTCCAACTCCACACACAAACGCACATACTGCGTGTCACTCATCCTGCCGGCACGCCACAAACGACCAAGCTCAGAATAATAGCCCGCATACTTCCCAGCAAACCTGACCGCCTCACGCTGATACTCAGTCGCCGCAAGCCTCGCCTCAACCCCCGAAGCCATCGCCTATCATACCTCGTTAGTTTGACGCGATATAGCCCCAGCAAGCACCGCCAACGGGTCAGACGACTCAGCACGATGACGCATCACAGCCTCAACCTGCACATCATCAAGCCCCAACATCTCCAACACCGTACGAGAATCAGCAGGCAAAATACCGGCACCAACAAGCTTCGTCACAGCATCAGCCGTAGCCGCCCGGGTAGGCGTCGAAGCATCACGCCAACGCAAACCAACATCACCAAAAAAATCGGCCTCATCAACACGAGAATCCAACGCCTTGGCAGCCAAAAAACCAACCGACAGCCAACCCTGACCAAACGACGTTTGACGCCGCTCAGCACGCTTCACAAGCCGAGATTCCTCGGCAGCCAAAGCCTCCCCACTAGGTGGGTTAGACGTGATAAACCCGAAATAGCGTTCCGGAACAGCCGCCTCACCCGCAGTCAACTGCGCCAACAGTCTCATCTGATCCGAATACGGTGTAGGACTATTGACAGGAAACGACCCCACATTCGGAGTGTCACCGTCATCATCCTTATCCACAGCCCACACAGAAGCCATCGACAGGACCCAGCCAGGCTGCGAAAACTCATCCGCGCTCACGCCAGTCACCCAACGCTGAGGATACGCATAAAAATCACGATTCACAGACTGCCCCAACAGTGTGCGCACAGCCTCATCCGTGTAAGCCCTAATAGACCTCGTAATCTCCGAACGGCCATCAATCCTAGAAGTACGGCGACGATTCACAATAGGCACCAACGGAACCGCACCCAACACATTCGGTATACGATCCACCTCAACCCATTCACGCGAACCCCGCCGCTCCACCTGAACAATCACATCAGGAAGCAAAAGCTCAGCCTCAACAACCTCAGGATCACACGTCTGCTGCACCACCAAACCCGCATCCAAACGAGACCCGTCAGCCGAAAACTTGCCCGTACAATTCTTTGGTGACTGCGGACGAACCGACACCGTACCATCACCATGAGGAATGATCGCAACAAACGACAACCCAAAAATCAGCGCATCCAAATGCACATCACACGACGCCGTAGCAAGCCGATTCGCAGCATACACACCATCAAGGCCGTAGCCGTCACCATTAGTCCAGCCAAGCCAATCCAGACGCTCCTCCAAAGCATCCACAGCTATACCAGGCCACGACACCACAGTCTGCACACGCTGCAACTCCGGCGGAATAGCCACACCAAGGTCACGCACCCGATTAGAGCCCTCATAGTAGCCCTCAATACAACAATGCCACGAAGACAACCTTTGGATACGATCGTACATGCCCTCAATCAGAGCCAACTCATCCGAGTTCATACCACAGACACCCGCTTCCTACCACTACGCTCCCGACGGCCACGACGAACACGTTTAGCCCCCAAAAACGCCAAAGACACAGCCTCCAAAGGAACCTCAGAACCATCCTTAAACGAGGAACCCCAACCCCACGCAGACCCCTTACGCTTCTGCACAGCCGACCTCACAGCAATATCCAACATGTCACGGCGAGAATCAGCACGAGGATGACTGATCACACCCGACCTGACACCCTCAAGAAACGCCTGACAAGCCTCCACATAAACGCCAGTATCAGCAACCACCACGCCACGGCCCGGAATACCACGATCCGTCAACGCCTTCTGCAACAACACCGCACCAGACCCGGCAACCATGATCCGGTCAGTATCACCCCAACGAACCGCCAACCAGTCAGCCAACCGGCCCACACCATCAACAATCGTTCCCGACAGCCCATCAATAACCTCAACATGAACCCCAGCATCAGTCTTGCCGGCACCCGCCAAAGCAACCCGATCCCCAGAACGAGAAAACGAGACACCAAACACTTTCCCGCCAACCAGACTCGCCTCATCCACCGCAGACTGAGCCCACTTATCAGCAGGAACCACAGACGCAGCAGACTGGCCACGATCCCACCAGCCAAGCCGCTCCCGAGCAAAACCGGCAGCAGACATCGACTCATGCTCATCGCTTACGGTCCCAAAATTCAGGCGACGCCCCAACGCCGGATTCGTATCCCCCGCCAACTTCCGCCACTGCCGCGACACATCATCCGGATCAGACTCGTCAGGAATCGAAAACTCCGTCCACGCAAACCTTTTACCGCCACCAAGCGCCTGCCCACGCAAACGCAACACCACAGAACCATCAGCCAACGGCCCAGGCGGCGTACCAAGGAAAATCTGCTGCGGATCACCAGACGGGGCAGCACTTACCGTAGGAAGCAAAGCCTCCAACTGCTCATCCGACAACTCCTGAGCCTCATCACACACCAAATCATCAACCGTAAACCCGCGAGCCGAACCCCGGCTACGAGCCACAAACTCAACCGAACCCCAACCGCTGCAGCCACACTTCTTCTCAAAAGTGGCACAATCCGGATGATGCAACACAATAGCCTCCTGACCATTCGTCGCACGAATCGACTTCACCATACGATACAAGTCAGGAAACTGCCGCTCATTCTCAAAAAACGACCTCAACCGCATAAACGCCTTACGAGCCGACTTCAACTCGTGAGCCGTATGCAAAATACGGCGACCCTGAATAGTCGCCTTAAACAACTCCACAATCTCCAAAATAGCATTCTTGCCATTCTGCCGCGGAACAAACACCCCACACACACCAGAAGCAAGCCTGCCATTGCTACCGACAGCCAGCCAATCATCCAACACCTGCTGCTGCCACGGATCAGGCGTCAACCCATACGCACGACCAAGCTCCCCAGCATCACCCCCAGCAGACACCGAATACGCCGCAGCCACACGGTGACGAGGAACCTGAGACCCAACAACACCAGACACCTACTCAAGCCCCCCTACGCTTCCTATACCGGTCAATCATCGCCACAGCAGAACCCCCACCACGGCCACCAGACGCCACATCAACCGAATACCTATCCAACATGCCCATAAAAGCCTTCACATGCGCACGAAGCGAAGCCACCAAATCCGCGCGACCCTCACGCCACACACAATCATGAATCACCGCAGCATCCATAAGAAACAACCACTCCTCATCAGACACATACGGCGCGCGACTATCCTCACCCCACACACGCCACCAACGACGCGTCTCCCCACACCACTCACGAGACTCAGGAAGCTCAGGCTGCACAACACTCACCACCAACACAAAAAGTCGACAAACAGACAAAACCACAAAAGGGAGGTATTTCACT